GAACGAAAAGAGTTTGAACAAGTAGAAGATAACTGGTTATGCTTTGAATGTGGCGAAGATAAGACCGAAGTTATCGAATATCACATTAAAAAGGCACAAATCCTTAAACAATTAGATTAAGCCAATAGATATATATAACGGATTTAACTTTAATCGGTTATGGCAGTCCGCAGAAAGGCCCCACGAAGAAGGGCACGTAAGAGTTTTAATATTTCAGCTATAGAAGCGGGAACGGCTCTAAGCTTAGCACAATCAACTGGAGCAGTTAGCGCTGTAGACCAAGCAATAAAGGGAAACTTAAACGGTGCTCTCAATACATTACAATCAAGTGTGATGGCAAACAAACAAGTTATAACCGCTACATTAGCGGGTGCGTTTGTTGCTAAAGCATTGACCAAAGGGTTTGCAAGCGGAACCCTCGCCAAACTAGGCCCAATCCGCATAAAGGCATAATCATGTGCGCATTTTATAGATCGAGGGAGGGTGCTTTAACAAGCGCGGATTCTTTTAGTTCATTAGGGTCACTTTATGGACAATCCACAACCGCAAGTATCCAAATCCCCAAGCAAGCAACAAGTATTGTAGGTATCATAGCTACAGTATCAACCGACAGTGCCACAAATGGCGCAACAACCTTTGCCATGCAATTAAGCGGTGATGGTTTATCACAAGGACAAGAAACAATAGTTGTAGGTTCACAAGGTGTTGACGGGTCCACCGCTAGTAATGGCGCAACTAATCTACCATTCTCTTTAGATGTCGCAATTCCGGTTGTAGGATCTAATCAAGTTAGTGTGGCTATGGCTATGGATACTGATGTAGGCACCGCAAGTTGTGCGGTCACTTTGGTTTTCGCTTAAGATTAACATGGTCCAAAAGCGCGAAGCTTACGCGCCGTGGAGTTTAACTAGAAAGGCAGGCGTTCAATCAGCTACGGTTAACGGGGATATTGAAGTCCCACAAACGATACAACCTGTATTAGATACGGGTTTTGTAGATGAGAAAGGTGATTGGAAAGGTAGAACAAGTAGCGATGAGCAATTTACCATAGACATAACGCATGAAGCGGTAGCAAATACGGGCGAGGTATTAAGTCCACAAGCAAGCCCCTCGTATATTGATATGACAGGTTTTAATGACATCTTTATAGCAATTAAGCCGTCTAATGGGGGTAATGTTGCTATTACTGCTATAATGGGGCCGAATACAAATTCATTCGCTAACTTAACACCCATTCAAGCAGGTTCTTATCTGAGAGGAACACCAGGTACTCAAACAGATATAGAAGATTTGTTTAACGATAGTGCGCAATCTTTAACAGCGGATGTATGGAACATATTCGCGATCTTAAGAAATAGGTTAGCTAATCAGAAATTAATGCAATTTATGATTACTAATAATAGCGGTGGCGAAAGTGACATACAGTTTGCATATTTGAGAGTTGTTTAATGCCTACAGATAGAGCACGCGAATATTATGCTTTAGGATTTAGTGATGGTTACAAAGCAGGTAAAGGTAAAGCTGAAGTTGAAAGTTTAGGGCGTAGTATAGGTATTGGTTCAATAAGATCAAGCAAACCTAAACGTAAACTATCAGCATGGAACAAATACGTTAAGGCTAACAGTAACAAACCGCGCTTTAGATACCGTAATGGTAAATTAAACCTAAAAAAGATGGCTGTAGCGTTTAGAAAGACGCCAGCAGGTAAAAAGAAACGATGAGTCAATTAAGCAGGTTATTAGATACACTTTTTAGGTCACAGCAAGCAATAGAAGCTTATCGTAAACTAAAAGGTGATGATGAATGAACTTAGTTGCATTATTCTTAATAGGTCAACTACTGTCTAAACGTGATTCTGTCGATATACCTACAGTAGTTGGCCCTGCTAAGCCTAAAACTGTGCCACCGCCACGGGGTTTAGGATTGTTTGAACTTGGCAAAATAGAAACTATTACACAACCATTAATTATAGATCCAACTAAAATTGATTATCTTAAATTAGATTGGAAACCCGATTATAAGAAAGGTAAATTTTAGATGGCTTTAGAGTTATTGCCTGACGGCACGTTCAAGAAATTATCAAAAGTTCAAACTGACGCTTTAAACAGATACTACAAAAGAGAAAATAAAAAAGATTTATCAACCGAAGTACTCGCGCAGTTTCCTCTTATCTTAGCAACATCTATTGCGGCGGCGGCTTACATATTTAGAGATAACATTAAAGAAAAAGTATTATCAACTTTAGAAGAAGGGGCTGAAATCGCGGGTTTAGGTGTTGCTAAAGTAATTACGAGATTTATTAGAGGGGAAAAGCAAAAAACCGAACCCCAACAACCGGAAGTAACGCCACAAGGGGACGTATTGACACGATGCGCACGTTACGAGGTCGACTACGTAACTCAGAACACAATAGCTGAGGGAATCCCTTTTGTTGGTGTTCCACTCCAAGCGTTAGCGCAATTAAACACAATTCAAAGTATGAAACTCGAGGGTTGTAGTAAACCTTCTATAATTCCACAAGCTCAATGGGACCAAGGATAAAGTGGTCATTGACACTTATGTTCTATTAGCATATGCTACCGTTTGGACTATCTTTTATTGGTTTCTGAGTCAATATATAGCGGAGTTATCGCGTCAAAAATGGACTACATGGGTTCAAAGTCCCGAAAGTGACGAAGTTTTGCTTGAAGCATTAGAAGCCATTATTGAAGAAATAGAAAATAGAATGCATGATAAACTTCAAGAGTTCCAATCTTCTTTTTTTGGTTCAATTGGCCAAATGACAAAGAAAGCCAAAGAAATGGATCCAATGAACAACATAAGAAAGGCTGTTAAGGATTCAGATTGGGGCTCAGTAATGCTCGAATATATGGCTAATAAGGCCAACTTAAGCCATATTTTACCCATTGAAAAGGATTCTGAGAGTGTAAATGAGGGGGTAATTAACGCCAAACCAGCTCTTCCTAAAGGAATTTTAGGTAAATAAATAACATAATTATTATATTATATTGGTATGACTACTTATTTTTTTATTTTTTAAGAAAGACTCTTTTGTTAATTATATAATAATGTATTATATTAAGTAGGGTTCGTTAATGCTGAATTATGGGTATATTCGACTATGAACAATATGTAGAAGAACGGCAAGAAATCGAACTTAAAGCGTTAATCGCTTTATCAGAGTTCGGTAGAGAGGCTCAAAAGTATAAGGCTCTAAAACAATTAGAAGTAATAGCATACAGAACTATAGATGAGGATAAGAATGAGTCACGATAGTTTAGAAAGGCGTATTGTTGAAAAACTAATTGAAAGTATGGAAACCTCTTTTAAAGACTCACAAAAACCAAACGATGAGTTGCTAAAGTTATTAGCTAAATATAGATCTCGAATTGGTGAGGATTCATGGATGCAAAGACAATACAATGAAGGCAAACCCGACCCTATGAAATATAAAAAGGTGTAATATGGGTAGAAAAGCAGAATTTAAAGCAACTAAATCTTTCACAATGGGGCTTCAAGAGTTAGGGTGGCTTAAGGAATACAGCGAAAGAAAGAACGAAAAGGCTTCGGCGATCGTAAATAAATTAATTAGAAAGGCAATGTTAAAAGATAATACCAAAGAAACTAAGAAGGTCGCACGCGGGCCTGTTGTTTTTTGTACTGGTTGTATGGAACGAAAAGAGTTTGAACAAGTAGAAGATAACTGGTTATGCTTTGAATGTGGCGAAGATAAGACCGAAGTTATCGAATATCACATTAAAAAGGCACAAATCCTTAAACAATTAGATTAAGCCAATAGATATATATAACGGATT